CCTTCTTGCGCGTCAGGGTGCCCGAGAAGCCGCCCGTGGCCGGATCGAGGTCGGCGTTGAACTCGTCAACGTCGTCCTGGGAGGCCAGAGCGTGCGCGTCCTCATACGAGATGGGACCGAACGTCTCTTCGGCGTAGTCGTACTTCTTTTCCCAGTAGATCTTCGCGATGCCGGCACGGGCCGTGAGGCCGTCGTACATGACGCTGCTGAAGATGTTGAAGCCTGGGTTGGCGCGGAAGATGACGTAGGACGCATACTCGGTTGCGACCCGGCACATCTCCGCGTTCATGTCTTGATCGGGATCGAACTGCGCGATGTGGTCGCCGCCTGCGAACACCTCCAGAAGCTGAGAGCGCTGCATTTCTACGCTGTCGAAAACATCCGACGAGACGTAGGAGCTTGACCCCTCACTGGTGCGCTTGGGCAGATCGCCGTTGATGTAGCGGGTGACGCGTTCGCGCTCTCGGGCGAGGCGACTGTCGAACCAGCTAACGCTGCTTGTCGATTTCGCGGAGACCTTGGCGTAGATCTCCTCGAACGTTAGAATAGCTGGCTTTTTCGCCATAGTCCTTAAATTGCGTCTGAGTAAAATTCGTCTGTGACTGCGACGGGCGTCCACACGCCTTCATGGGCGTAGTTCGCGATAGCCAGGGACATCACGCAGTCGTCGTGCATGTTGCCATCGGCTTCCATCTTGCCGGCCTCGGTGACGACGAACGTCATCATCTCCTTCAGCGTGGTCTCGTCGTTGATCTCGATTTCGCGGATACGATCGGATGCACGGAGACCGTCGATGATGAGCGGCTTGGTGGCTTCGCTCGTGAAGAAGCCGAGCTTGATCGTGTCCTTGCCGGCATCGAGTGTGCCCTCGGCGACGTCCGTGTAGAGATACGGATAGTCCGCATCGCGGATGGCGACGCAGGTCACGAGGCCGTGGTTGTTACGCTCGGGCGCGACGAGTGCGCTGTTGTAGTGGTAGCCCAGGGCGATGAGGATCTTGGCGAAGACGTCGGGGTGAGCGATGCCGCGCCATACCGCGACCTGCCGCTTCTGGCTGTCGAGGATCTGCGCGACCGATGGGTCACCGTCTTTGCGTCCGCCGCCCTTCTGCTGGCCCTTGATACCCATGCCCACGTCGGCGCCGATCACGTATGTCTCGGCGGGGTCGACCGGGTAGAACACTTTCAGCTCGCCCCTCGGATCTTCTCTGAGGATACGCAGCGGGAGTTCTCTGCCAGTCTTGTCGTCGTACACAGGCTCGACCGCCATCAGGGTGATGGGTTTCTTGCGGTCGGGATCGCGGAGGCGCTCGTGGATGTAGTCGAGGTTGAACACGGGGCGGCCCGTCGAGAGGAAGGCCTCCTCGGGACACGAGGGGTATTCCTGCTTGAACAGGTCGAGGCCGTTCGTAGCGATCTCCTGGCGGCGCCAGAAGAGCTGGTCGTTGTCGACGAGGCCCTTGGCGGAATAGAGCTTGATCAGCTCCTCTTCCTCGGGGGTTCGCTGGAAATCAGCAGGAGCGGGAGTGCGATACTCTTGGCTCTCAAACCACGCGGAGAAGAACGGCCAATAGCCGCTGGATCCGTCTTCGGCAGCGAGCCACATCTCGTGGAAGATGCCGGTCATACCGTTCGCGGTGCTCTCAAGGAACACAGCGGTGCCCGGTTTCTTCGGCACGGCCTTGATCAGACCGTTGAAGTTCGAGCTGGCGTGTGCCGGGGGCCAGAAGGCCACCTCGGACAGATGCGCCACGGTGAGGGTTTCACCACGCGCCACTGAGCGACCACCTGCGGTCGCAACGCGGAGCGCGCTGTCGATCTTGTCGAACACCAGCTCGGTACGCGAAGAATACTTCGTGTGCGGCTGGACGATCTCAGGGACGTTCTCGTGGATACGCTGATACATATCGAACAGCGTCTGCGTGCTCAGCCCTTCATGGGCCATCACGATGCCCTTGGAGGCCTTGCGCTGCGATAGTCGGAAGTATTGCCAAGCGGAGATGACCGTCGACAGTCCCTGCTGGCGCGCCTTGAGGACGACCATACGCACGTAGCCAATGGTGGCTTCCATGCGGATGATGTCTCGGGCAAAGCGCGCCTGCACCGGGTTCAGGATGAGCGGGACAATCTCCTGCTCCTTCGACCTGATCTTTACGCAGTGCTTGCAGTAGAACTCAAAGTCTTCGTAGAGCCGCTTGCGAGCTGCCTTCTGGCGCTCGGTTGCGTTCTCAATCATCGTTCAGAATGCTGTCGAGGAAGTCTTCGGCCTTGTTGAGCGTCAGCTTGGACTTGCTCTCAGGCTTCGACTTCGTGAAGTTGAGGATGGTGTTGATCGCCTGGATCTTGATCTTCTGATCGCTGGGGCCTACCGCGAGCACGAAGCATTCCTTCAGCGCGGCCTCGGCCTTGCCGTTGTCGCTGGTCGGGACCTTGACGTTATGCACATCACCGTCCACATCGACATCGACAAACTCGTATTCAGGCAGTTCGCCTTTGTCTTTCATGATCTGGATAAACCTGTCTGCTAGTTCGCGTGCGCGCTCCCATAGGGGCGCCACGGATTCACGCGTGTGTCCGGTGGGGACACCTGCGCGAGAGTGTTTGGTGGGGTCGGCCTTGTGCGAGGCCTTGAGTGCCGCCGCATGACGAGCGCGAAACTCCGGGTCTTCCCACTGCGCCTTCTTGAGAGCGCTGATGTCGGGACGCGGTTGCCTGCGCTTGTCTACTCGGCCAAAGAGGGGGACCTTCTTGTACTTCTTGGCCCCCCTCGCGGGCGTCTTTGTCACTTGAATGCGTCCAATGCTTTCATGAGGCCTGCATCGTTCACGTTGTCCTGCGCGTACTTCACCGCTCGGGTGATCTGCGCGGGATTGGTGCCGACACGCTGCAGCTCGCGCTGTAGCCAGTCGATGATGTGAGCTTCCTTCGGAAACTTGGCCTTGAGGCTCTGGGCGATACCCTGACGCTTCTGCTCGGACGCTTCGGCCCTGGCGATATACACGTCGTTGTCGGTGCCCTTGCGGGACGCCTCCAGGCGCGCATACTCCTGCGGGCTAATGCCCTTGGGATACAGATGCTCTTCAGAGAACGGCTCGTAGGAGACGTCGGCTTCCGCGGGCGCCTCAGGGGCGGCCTTCGGTGCCTTGACCTTCGCGGCAGCGGCTTTCACCTTGTCGGTGGCGGCCTTCGCTTCGATCTTGGCTTTCGCCAGCTCGACCTTCGCGGCTTCCTTCTGCTTGACCTGTTCGGCCTTGGCAGCGGCAGCTTCAGCCTTCACCTGGGCGCGCTGGGCCATAGCCTGCGCACGTTCGGTTGCGGTCTTCTCTTTCTCAGCCTTGCGCTCAGCGTCACGCTGGGCACGCTTCTCTTCCTTGGCGGCGGACTTCTCTTCGCGCGCGGCCTGGGCTTCAGCCTGGGCCTGCTCACGCTCGGCGACGTCAGCGCCTGTGTACTTGCGCAGGGCGTTGGCAGCGCTCACGAGCTGTGAGGCTCGCTTGCCGACCATCGGGTTCTGCGTGACGTCGAGAGGCGCGTCTTCCACCAGAGGAGACTGGAGGCCGGCGACGGCGGTGCGTGCCTGCTCCTTCTCGCGGATCTCCTGAACCTTGGCGTGACCGCCCATGAGGTTCTTCGCGGTCTTCGTGATCGAGGTCGGGAGGTCGAGCGGGTTGATCTGCGGTGCGGGCGGCGGTGCTGCGGGCTCCGCGGAGGGAGCTGCAGGAAGGCCAGCCTTGAGTGTCTGCTGCAGATTGTTCAGCGCTATCGGGCTGATGTTCGGGAGCTGCGTGACCTGTGGCGCCTTCCACGGGAGTGTACCGGGCGTCAGGGGGACCTGCGGCGCCGCGGGTGCGGTGGGCTGCGGGCCTGCCTGGGGCACGGACTGCTGCGGAAGGGGCTTCGGTCCCCACGGGCCTTGAGCCTGACCGCCAGGAGGCGGCGGGGGCGTTGGAGCCTGGGGCTGCTGCGCGGGGACGCGGAGCTGAGCGTTGCGGTCGGCGAAGTGGTCGGCGAACGTCTTACCCGGCGAGCGCATGCCCGTCAGGTTGTCGACGATGCGCGCGGCGCCATAGGTGCCGGCGAGCGCCCCGCCGAACAGCGGGTTGCTTGTGCCGAGGAGATGCATGCCGAGGGCCGTCGCTGCCGCACCACCCGCGAGACGCGCGGGGTTCAACAGGAAGCCCAGGTTCTTGTCCATCACACCGGACAGACCGCCAGCCCAGCCGCGATTGCTGTGGCCGCCGCGCTCGCCCGCCATGTCGGCGACGTGCAACGTGCGGGACAGCAAGGCCGTGTTCGCTCCGTCAGGAGCACCAGCGACCTCGCGTTCGATCCGTGCGATCTCGTCGGGGTTGACCTTCTCGCCGCGCTGGAGGGCGCTGAGCGAGTTCTTGGCCTCCTGGGAGAGCGTGGCCTGCTTGTCGACGTTCGCGGCAGAGGCGCCCAGCTCGGACTTGAGGTCGGCCAGCACGCGCTGGTGCGCCGCCTCGTCGACCTTGGCCTTACCGAGGTCGCCGTTGCCGGCCGCCTCAAGGCGTGTCGCGTAGTTCTTGGATGCGGCTTCGTTGTCGCCGACGAACTTGCGGAGCGATGCGGCGCGCGTGAGGTCACCCGCGAGCGCGGGCGCGCCGAGGGAGCCTGACATGACACCGCCAGTGATGGCTGCGCCGCCGACCCGCGAAGGATCAACAGTGAGGCCCTGATCGGTGCCGGCCGTGGTGCCGACCTGATTGGCGAGGTCTGCAGCAGCGCCGCCAGCGACGCCCGTACCAACCGTGGTACCGGCGCGCGTGAGAGCGTTGACAGCTGCGGAGGCCCCTGCCCCGGCCACCTTGTTGAGGCCAGGGACGAGGCGTGCAGCGGGCACTGCGCCGGCCGCGGAAGCCGCGCCTGACGTCAGGTTGCCGATGACCTTGTCCTGCAGCGTCGGCTCGTCGTGGCCGTTGTTGGCCGCGCGTTCCTTGATGGTGTCGCCGGCCGACATGAGCCAGCCGAGACCCGTTGCGCCCAGGAGGGCTGCGGGGATCTTGAGCTTGCCGGGGGCCATGGCCGCAGCGGCCTTACCGCCTGCGATGGCACCGCCCATGCTCGGAAGGTTCTCAGCAATGAGCTGGCCCCACTGGCTCGGCTTGTACGGGTCCGCGGGGACGTAGTTGGGGTCGCGGGTGTCGTAGCCGGCGCCGAGGCCGAAGTTCTGCTTGGCGGTCTCGGCGATGCCGTGAGCGACCTGCGCTACACCGTGCTTAGCGCCGGCCAGGGCGCCCGAGGGCTCTTGGTCCGGCATGTTGTCGGCGATGTGAGCGACGGTGGCCTCTTGATCCTCACGCGGGAGGTCGCGGAAGCTGTCGTCAACAGTGACCTGCCTCCCGTTGATCGTGAGGTTCATGAGTTAGTAGCTCCAGTTGATCTTCTTGCCGCTCGGGCTTGTGAAGGTATTGGTCTTGGGCGCGGCGGTCTTGCCCGCGGCTGCGGGTGCGGCCTGCGCCGGCAGCGCGGGGATCTGCACGCCGTTCTTTGCATTCCAGTCGGAGGCGTAAGGCTCCCAACCGTCATCGAGAACCTTGTACTGGCTCTTGTCGCGGTACTTGTAGGCTTCCTGCGCGAGCGCCTTCTGATGCTTCAGAATGGCGCGCTGCGTGGCGATTGCGTCGAGGTTGGCCTCACGGCCGACACCGAGGCCCAGGCCGTTGGCGCGAGCCATGAGCTGGTCTTCGTAGTTCGAGATTGCGCCAGGGAGCATCTTGCCGCGCGCGAGCTGCGCTTCGGTGGCCATGCGCTGGACGATCTGTGCGTCCGTGAGGCCCTTGACGTCGACGCCCATGGAGGACGCTAGCTGCTTGGCTGCAACCACGTTGTCACCGCCAGGACCGAAGTAGATGTCTGGGTTCTTGACGGCTGCTTCGAACTTGTCGAGGCGCCCGAGCTGCTCATCCGTGTTGCGGTCAGCGGCCGTGATCTGGTCGTAGCGGTCGCCCGCGCGCTTCATCTCAAGCTTCGCAGCTTCCTCTTCGCGAGGATCCTTCTCAGGCTTCGCGAAGTTGCCGATGGGAATGCGTCGAGCGGTCTTGTTGTTGAAGTAGAACGACGAGCCGTCAGGCATCGTCTGCACAGACCACGTGCCATGGTCGACAGCGGCCTTCTGCATTGACGCAGACTGCGCGGCGAGGACCTTGGCCTGATCGGGGTTGCTGATGCCGGCGAGCGAGGAGCCCATGCCGGCGAGCGCCTGCCCGATGGTGGACAGCTTGTCCTGAGAGACGGAGCCGAGAGCGCCAGGGCCCAGCGTCTCGTCGGCGCTTAGTGCGGGGGCAGGCATGCTGCTCTTGCTTTCTGTTGGTGCGAATGAGGACGTGAGAGCGCCGGGGCCCGCAGGGGCGCCACCACCGAACTGATCCATGAGGGACCGTGCGGAGGCCATGCGCTGCGAGCGCGTCGCGCCGTCTGAGCGC